ACAAAAACTAAAAAAAGAGAAACAGCAGAAAGAATCTGCTACTGCTCAATTACGTAAAAGAAGTAAAGATTCAATTGCAAGACCTAAAGCAGAAAAAAATATATTATCAACAGACCCAAGGATGCAACAGATATGACAAAACTATGTGCTAGAGGCAAATCAGCCGCAAAAAGAAAATTTAAAGTTTACCCGTCTGCGTACGCAAATGCATACGCTTCAAAAATATGTGCTGGAAAAGCAAAAGACCCATCAGGAGTAAAAAGAAAAGATTGGGGACCTAAAAAAGCAAAAGTTGGAAAACTTATGACTGCGGGATCACAATCAGCAGTAGGTAGACTTGAGAAGTCTGGTTTAAAAATGCGTGGTGGTGGAATTGCAATTCAAGGAACAAATTTTAAAGGCGTATTTTAGTGAATAAGAAAGGTTCATGTTGGGAAGGGTACGTTCAAAAAGGAATGAAGAAAAAAGGGGATCGTATGGTTCCTAATTGTGTACCTGGTATGAAGTCAGGTGGGCTAACAAAATGGTTTAATGAAAAATGGGTAGATATTGGAGCAAAGAAAAAAGGTGGCAAGTATCAAGAGTGTGGAAGAAAATCTGCCAGTGGTTCAAAGCGGAAGTATCCGAAGTGCGTACCACTTGCAAAAGCCACAGCAATGACAAAGTCGCAAAAGGCATCTGCTGTTGCCAGAAAGAGATCAGCAAGTAATGCAGGACCAAAACCAACTAACGTAAGGACATAAAATGAAGATATGGAAATGGATAAAAAACTTATTTAAACCAAAAAGAGTATCATCAGATATTACATCGGTAAAACCTAAGATAGACTTAACAGGTCTTACCAAAGGTGATATAAAGAAACTAAAGAAACAAGGAAAATTATAATGCCAATTAGAAAAAAAGGTGACGATACTAAAAAATACGCAAGTGGACCAATCGCAAAAGATGAAGTTCAATATAAAAAAATTTTAAAATTAAGAAAAGAAGCTAAAAAAATTATTAAAGATATTTACAGTAAGAAAAAAAAGAAAAAAGAATATGATCGTGACCTTCAATCTAGAGACAAGTTACAACCCTCAAGATCTATGACCATTGATACTACTACTAGTCTTTATGGAGATGCTGGTAAAGGTAGACCAGCACCCAAGTTTAATGAAGGGGGTGTTTGTGGAGGCACCGGAGCAGCGATAAGAGGAAAAGGTTTTAAGGGCGTTTTTTAGTTTACAAAAATTCTAGATAATATATAGATTTGTTATGAGTCTAAGAGCAACATTGCTACAAGCACTTTAAATTATGATTGAAGGTGATGGTAAAGAGTACGAAATATTAATAGAAGCTTGCAAATCTCTAACGACTGATAATTTATTTACAGCAGAAATTGGTGTTAGAAGAGGATTAGGATCAAAATTAATATTGATGAATTTAAAACATAGAAACCACTGGCATATAGGTATAGACCCTTATGGTAATTTATCTTACTCACATTTCGATAAAAAAAATGCTATCACTTGCGATTACACCAACAGCATGAAATTACAACTAATTAAAGATTTAGACTATAAAAATTTTACTTTGTTTCAAATGGAGGATGATGAATTTATTAAAAGATTTTCAGATGGTGTTCCTATCTACCGAGATAAAAAAGAAATTATTAACACATATGATTTGGTTCATTTTGATGGACCACATAAAACAAAAGATGTTATAAAAGAGGCTATATTTTTTGGAGAAAGATCAAAAGTAGGTTCAATTTTTGTTTTTGATGATTATCCATACTACGACATAGATGCAGTTTTAAAAATTATAGTAAATGAATTTAGTTTTGATTTACTAAAACAAGGAAAAAGTAAACTTTCACTGATAAAAAAATAAATGGATTTAGATACAATATCTTTAATACAAAGAAGACTCAAAAAAAGAATTAATCAAATAAAAGAACAAGCATTCTACGGAGTTGACACTATGGAGAAACTACAATATGCTAGAGGGCAAATCAGATCTTTAGAAGATCTGCAACAGGATCTTAAAGACCTGCTGTCAACAACGGAGTATGAAGATGAACAAGTCCACGGAAATACCGAAGAGGACTGATGCACTTCTTAATGCTTATAAAGCTAAAGAAGAAATCGAAACAGTCCTTGATCCAAAAGCGATCGACAAATCAACATTAGAAAGTTTACCAACACCAACTGGTTATAGAATTTTAGTATTACCATTTGCGGGGCCTAAAAAAACTAAAGGCGGGGTATGGCTTTCTGATACAACACAAGAAACAATACAGATGACTACCGTATGTGGTCTAGTATTAAAAATGGGAGATCTTTGTTATCACGATAAAGAAAAATTTCCAAAAGGGCCTTGGTGTAAACTAAATGAATGGGTTATTTTTAGTAGATACGCTGGTTCAAGATTCAAAATAGATGGAGGAGAAGTAAGAGTTTTAAATGACGATGAAGTTATTTCAACTATTAGAGATCCTAACGATATTTTGCACCATTATTAAGGAGGATAAATGGCAGAAGACAAAACAAATCCAGAAGTTGAAATAGATACCTCTGGTGTTAACGAAGAAACAATAGAAGTAGACGCACCAAAAGTTTCAAACGAAGCTTTTGAAAAAAAACAAGAAGTAGATTTAGGTTATGTAGATGTGAGTGGTGGTAAAACTGCTAAAGAACTTTTACAAGAAAGTAAAGAACAGCCTAAAGAAGATACCAAAGCCGCTGAACAAGAGGTAGATGTTAAAACTGAATCTGAAACAGATGGTGAAGGTCTTCAAGACTACTCTGAAAAAGTTAAGAAAAGAATTTCAAAATTAACTTTTCAAATAAGAGAAGCTGAAAGAAGAGAAAAAGCTGCAGTTGAGTACGCAAAAGGTATCAAGAATAAGTATGAGACAATTGAAAAAAAGTTTAATGAAACTGATTCAAACTATCTCAAGGAATACGGTTCTAGAGTAGATGCTGAACGAGAAAAAGTTAAAAACACATTGAAAGCTGCATTAGAAGCTAACGATGTTGATGCAATAACAGAAGCTCAAGACTCTCTTTCAAGACTTTCAGTTGAAAAAGAAAAGGTTGCTTTAGCTCAAGCTGAAAAAGAAATAAAAGCTAAAAAAGCCGAAGAAGAAAAAACAGAAGAAATAGCATCACAACCTAGCCCTCAAATATCCACAAAAGCTCAAAATTGGGCTGAGGATAATGAATGGTTTGGCTCTGATAGAGTGTTAACCTCTGCCGCTATGGGTATCCATGAAGACCTAATACAGCAGGGAATTGACGCAGAGAGTGATGAATACTATAATCAAATAAACAAACGTATGAAGGAGTATTTCCCTCAAAAGTTTGCACAGAAAACTACAGAAGAAGTTACACCTATGAAGCAACCCGTCCAAAACGTAGGTTCAGTCAGTAGAAGATCTGGAGGACGCAAGTCTGTGAAACTCACCAAATCACAGGTAGTTATCGCTAAGAAATTAGGGGTGCCGCTAGAGGAATACGCAAAATACGTGAAGGAAGGAGCCTAATATGAATAAAGTAAAAACTTCACGCGAGTCTGAATCTAGAACTAAACTTTCTAGAAAGAAAGATTGGACTCCACCATCCAGTTTGGATGCGCCAGCGCCACCGCAGGGATATTCACATAGATGGATAAGAACCTCTGCAAACGGTTTTGAAGATCCAGGTAATGTATCTAAGAAACTTAGGGAAGGCTGGGAATTCGTGAAAGCCGAAACACTTTTAAGTGAAATTGGTGAACATGATTACCCAATCATCCATGAAGGCAAACACGCTGGTTTAGTCGGAATTGGTGGCCTTGTGTTGGCAAGGATACCGGAGGAGATATTGAAAAGTCGTGCTGAGTATTTTAGAAAAATAACTCAAGACAGAACAGACGCGGTTGATCGAGATCTTATGAAGGAGCAACACCCGGATATGCCTATCAATATTGATAGACAGTCTAGAGTTACCTTTGGTGGTAGTCGTAAAAAATAATTTTTTTGCATTACCTACTTTAGATAGCTTGGATTAAATAAACTAACTAAGTTAAGGAGAACTGACGATGTCAAATCAACTGGAAAAGTTTGGTCTTAGACCATACAGAAAACTAGATGGTACACCATTAGCAGGAGCCCAAAACAGATATACAATTGCAGCAGGTTATGCTACTGCGATATACCAAGGTGACTTGGTACAGCCTACTACTGCTGGTAATGTTGAAAGACATACTGGTAATACTAGTGACGCTGTTGTGGGTGTTTTTAACGGAGTTTTTTACAACGATCCAACTACTCAAAAGCCAACGTACAAAAATTACTACCCTGGTTCAATCACACCAACTCAAGGCGATATCACAGCCTTTGTTGTTGATGATCCAGATGCAGTATTTTTAATGGACGCAGACGAGGCTTTTACTAGAGCGGACTTGTTCAAAAACTACTCTGTTACTACTGCAGGTGGAGTAACACAAACAGGAATATCAAGCGTGCAATTAGATGTAAGTGCCTCAGGTACTGCAGCTACTTTCGCGGTTCAAGCAATTGATATTACACAGGATCCGGATAATTCGGATACTACTGTATCAAATGCTAACGTTCTTGTTAGAATCAACAATCACTTCTATAGAAGTGGTACAGGCATATAGGATAAAGGAGAATAACTATGGCAATATCACGATCACAGCTAGTTAAAGAACTAGAGCCAGGTTTGAATGCTTTATTCGGCCTGGAATATAGTAGATACGAAAATCAGCATGCTGAAATTTTCGCTACTGAAACATCTGACAGAGCTTTTGAAGAAGAAGTAATGTTAAGCGGTTTCGCTTCTGCACCAACTAAACAAGAAGGTGCTGGAGTAGTGTTCGATCAAGCGGGTGAAACTTTCACAGCTAGATACAACCACGAAACTATCGCTTTAGCATTTGCTATTACTGAAGAAGCGATCGAAGACAACCTATACGATAGACTTGCGGGCAGATACACAAGAGCTCTTGCAAGATCTATGGCAAACACGAAGCAAGTTAAAGCTGCGAACATTCTAAACAATGCGCAAGTTACAACTGCTGTTGGTGGAGATGGTGAATCCCTAATCGGAAACGCTCACCCACTTGCAACAGGCGGAACTTTCTCAAACGTTTTAGCAACTGCTGCAGACCTTAACGAAACTTCACTCGAGCAGTCATTAATTGACATTGCTGGATTTGTCGATGAAAGAGGCTTAAAAATTGCTTCTTCTGGTAGAAAAATGATAATTCCAAAAGAATTACAATTTACTGCTGAGAGAATCATGAAGTCGCCAATGAGAGTTGGAACTGCCGACAATGACATCAATGCAATTAATAACATGGGAATGGTTCCTGAAGGTTACAGAGTTAATAACTTTTTAACTGACACAGACTCATTCTTCTTGTTAACTGATGTGCCTAACGGATTAAAATACTTCGTTAGATCACCTATCAAAACTGCAATGGAAGGTGACTTCGATACAGGTAATATGAGATTTAAAGCTAGAGAAAGATACAGCTTTGGTTGGTCAGACCCAAGATGTATATTTGGTAACGGAAACTTACCGACTAGCTAATAGTCAATATATTTAACCCTTAGGGTTACTTAAAAGGGGCGGTGTTCACATCGCCCCTTTTTTTATGTATAATAAAAAGACCTAGATAAATAATTATTATGTAGACTGACTAGGCAGACGGTATAGAGACTACATAACGAACGCTATACAAAGGAGAAAATTATGGCATCAACTACTTTTTCGGGACCAGTACGTTCTGAAGGTGGCTTTCAAATGGCTACAAAAAACGCAACTACAGGTGCGATCACAACTAGAATGAGTTCAGGTATGCCTGATCTTACAGGTTTAGTTTTAGCTGATACAGCAACAGCAGCAAACATAACTATCGCTGATGGAATTATTGCAACTGTAAATTATACAGGTGCAGCAGCATGTGCTGTAGCATTACCAGCAGCAACAAAAGGTG